TAGGTAAATCATGGCTGATGAAAACTTTCTTCAACCTGCCGATGATACTGAAGTTCCTGTACAAAGTCCAGAAGAGCAAATGCCCGGACTTGCAGGCTATATTAAACGCAAGTTTGAAGATTCAGAAAATGGCAGACGCAGTTATGAACTACGTTGGTTACAAGCTTTTAAAAACTACAGAGGTATCTACGACTCTACTACACAGTATCGTGACTCTGAAAGATCAAAAGTATTTATTAAAATAACCAAAACGAAAGTTCTTGCTGCATACGGACAGATAATTGACATACTTTTTAGTAACAAAAAGTTTCCGATTGTCGTTGAGCCTACTCCTGTACCAGAGGGTATATCAGAGTTTGCTCATCAAACAACACCTCTTGATCAGATAGTCAAACAAGATCCGTACGGATTTGAAGGCGATGGAAGAGAATTACCCCCCGGTGCTGTTCAAGCAACACAAGGG